CCAGCTCAGATCGCTCTGAGCTGGGGGCTCTTCGGTAGACCCTGTGGGACTCGAACCCACAACCAATGGATTAAAAGTCTGCGTGGCCATCAAGTCGCCCTGTCTCGCCCCGTGATGCTCTGTGCCGGGCTGCGCCGTGGAGTGCTGGTCAACTGGCTATCGGGGTCGCTCTGAGGTCTACTCTCATGCCGTCTCGTGCCGCCCCATGTCGGGCAATTCCGGGACGTTCGGCCGAGCAATGGCCGAGCAGAAAGGCCCCGCCACCTGGGGTGACGAGGCCTTGTCCGTTCCACTCAACTCTACGCCGGACCCTGCCCGTTGTCAGTGCCCGCGTCTACCGTGGATCCATCACCATCCGCGTCTGCTGGCTGCGACGCTCCAGGCCCCGCCACCGGGACAGCGACCGGGGACGGGGCCTCGTCGCGCGGCCGCCTCGCCCGCGGCACGGCGGCAGCAGCCGCCTCGGCGAGCTCGTCCTCGTACTCCTCGAACAACTCCATGTACGTGTCGGCTGTCAGGACGATGGTGGAGTGCCGGAGCTTCTTGCTCGCGTCGTGGATGTCGCCTCCACCTGCCTTCACCAGGGCGGCCGCGCCGTGGCGCAGATCGCGGAGGTTGATGGGCGGCAGGCCGGCCGCGTCCGAGATCCGGCGGAACGCCTTGGACACGACGTCCGGGTGCAGCCAGCTCCCGTCCTCCGCGGTGAACATCTTCCCGGTGTCCGTCCAGTCCGCAACGTCCTCGCCTGCCTCACGCTGCTCGGCCGCCCTGGCGGTCCACTCCTCGCGCTCCCGCTGCTGCCGCTCGCGGTGCTGGAGCAGGACGCGCACGGTGCCCGCGTCGAGCTTCACCACGCCGGCCGATCCGTCCGTCTTGGGCGCCGTCTCGATCGGCGTCCACCCGTCGACCACGATCTCGGCCGCCACCGTGATCGTCTTCCGTGCCGGGGAGAAGTCTGACCAGCCCTGCCCGACACCCTCGCCGCGGCGCAGTCCGTGATGGGAGATCAGGTGGAAGAACGCGTACAGCCGGTCCGATTCGGCCGCGTCGAGGAACGCGCCCAGCTGCGCTGGCGTCCACACCATGACCGGGCCCGGCTTCACGCCGGTCTCCTGCCAGCGCGTCACCCGCTCGTCAGTCCACAGCATGCCCTTGGGGCGAGAGGCGGCAGCCAGCTCGACGTGGGCGGCCGCGTTGAAGGTGATGAGCTGCTTCTTCATCGCCTTGTTCAGGGCCATGCGGAGAGTGCGGCGGATGGCCTGCTTGGTGGCCGGGCCGGTGATGCGGCGGAAGGGCGGCATCTCGGCGAGCTTGGCCCGTTCCTTCGCAAGCTGGGCACGCTCGGCCGCCTTGGGCGCTCCGGGCCTGCCTCGCGTGCAGCGTTCGGTCTGCTCGCGGCGGGCGGCGTTCTCGGCGCGGATCACATCATTGCGGTCCTCGATGGCCGCGAACATGTCCTCAAGGTGGCCGACGCCCAGCCGGTCCAGGCGCAGGTGCCCGATGGCTGGCTTGAGGTGGACGCGGATATGGCTGTCGTAGCCATGGTTCGTGGTGACCCGAGTCGCCTTGGCGGCCATGACCTGGTCAAGCCAGTCACCCACGGTCGTGCGCCCATCGAGGGGGACGCCGACGCCGAGCTTGCGGGACACCTCGGTCGGGTCGGGGATGTCGCCGCGGGTCTTCATGAGTCCGGCGAGCAGGTCGCCGACCCGGCGCTGTCCGTCCTCGTCGTCGCCGGGCAGGTCGAGGATGGCGCGGATGCGGTCGAGGTCGGTCTGCGCGTCGGCGACTTTGAGGTAGCCAGTGCGACGGAAACGCCGACGCTTGCCCTCACTGTCGGGCGGGAGTTCCTGATGCAGTTCGTGGTTGCCGTGGCTGCGCTTGGACAGTTGCGGGCACTTCACGCCGAGCCGCTTACCCGCTGTGTCACGGCACTCGCAGCGTTTCGTGATGCCGCCAGCGCGGCGAGAAACCGGCATTGCTTCACTCCACTCAGAACGGGGGTTCGTCCGGCCAGTCTTGCTTACCAGGGCTCGATTTATGCGAGGCGTCCTCATGGCCCTCGACCCCCAGCCGATGCAAGACCTCTTTCTTCATGTCTTGCATGATTCCATCAACGGTCTTTCTGATCTCGTCTGGCGTGATAGTGAAGGTGATTTCCTTCTCGCCCTGCTGCACGACGAGTTGTTTCTCACCGTGCTGCTCAGCGAGGTAGTCGTCGTACTCGTCCTCTCGATCCCACCGCTCGACGCGCGCGCTTGGGTCCCATGTCAGCCCCAGCGTCTTGAGGTGCACGTTAACGGCTTCCACCAGCGACGGAGGATACCGAAGAGGGAAAGCAGCAGAGAGGAGACCTTTCATCTCAACAACCGCAGCAGAGGGCGTGAACTGATCGGTCTCTTTCGTCATCCTGTACTTCGCCACACCGCGATCCGCAGGCAACGGAAGGAAGAAGTACGAGATCGGCTGAGAGAAAACCAGGGAAAACGCAAGCAGTTCATTTGCGTTGAACTCTCGGGATCGCCCCGTCTGCCACGACCGTTCAGAAGCGCTGAGCGTCGCCGCCGTCCACGGCTTACCGCTTACCTCTTGCAGCCGTGCGGCTGTTTCTTCCTGAGTCCAGCCAGCGGACCGTCGCGCCCTCGCGAGGTTGTAAGCGACCACTTGGTTGACCGTGAGGAGTCGGCGGGTCGGGGCCCCAGAGGGATCATCCGCTGTCTCGTCGCTCTCCAGCCCAGGTGTATCTGACATAGCCCCGAGTGTAGGCCGTCGGTCTACACGCGTACAGGATCCACAGACACCAATGTGCAGTGATGCTTGCGCGCGTGATGACTGACATGCCACTCTTCACAGGTGACAACTGAACGCACACCGGTGCGCAGTAGTCCCCCGATTCGCGCTGTCCGCGCCGCTCGGGGACTCTCACTGCGGACCGTAGCCCAACGCTCGGGCATCGACCCGGGCCACTTGTCCAAGGTCGAACGAGGCGAGAAGTACCTCTCCGTCGAGGCCCTCTACCGCCTTGCTGTCGTGCTGGATCTCCGGGAGCTCTCCCAGCTCCTCAAGCCGTACATCAGTCAGCGGGAGTCGGCATGACCGACCCCACCGCAGCCCGCCGCAAGACCCTCACGGTCGCCGAGGCCATCGCCCTGCCCGTGATGTTCGACGTCTGGCCCACCCTCGGCGCCGCACTCGACATCGGCCGCACCGCCACCTACCAGCTCGCCCGCGAAGAGGCGCTGCCGATCCCCGTCATCCGGGTCGGCCGGCAGCTCCGCGCCAGGCGCAGCGACCTCCTGAAATTCCTCGGCATCCGCGAGGAGAACGGCGACGGCGCCGGGGGTCCAGCCCCGACGCCGCTTGCCGAGCGCGCCACCGCAACCACTTGCAAGTAGAAGAGAGCACGCTCATGTCCATCTTGACACCCGCGGCGTCAACGGCGACGCCGACGTCGACCGATCAGCGCAGCAACGGAATCAACGTCGCCATCGGTGCGACCTACAGCCCCCTCGAAAACGGCCTGTCCGTCAGCCTCTGGGCCACCCCCGACATGGACGACTACGCCTACGAAGCCGTCTACAACGCGGCCCGCATCAGCCTCCCCGACGCCGAGGACAACGTCCGCACCCAGCTCGCCGAGCACAACGTGCAGGTCCATGCCTTCCTCAACGAAGACGGCCCGCTCACCGCCCAGCAGCGTGGCGCCGACTGGATGACCCGCTGGGGCTGCACCCCTCACTGCATCAACGAGCACGGCGCCCCCACCGAACCCGAGTGGCACGCCGGCGTCCCCGTCGAGACCGTGCACCGGGACATCGACTGCTGCTCCAGCGACGCCGAGAACGCAAGGCTTCCGTTCCTCGCGGTGAAGACGGTCGTCACCAACGACAAGCCGCAGGCATATGGGCGCAAGACGCAGGTGTGGCTCGACTACGGCCGGTCCATCGGCGAACTCAGCCCTGCGGAGGGCCGCGAGGTTCTGGAAGCGATGCGCGCCTTCGTTCCCCTGTTCGAGATCGTTGTCGAGCAGGCCGAGCGCAGCGCACGAGACGACTTCGAGGGCGACCCGGAGATCGCCCGTCTCGACCAGGAGGCCGACTACCGCCGCGCGCAGGCCATCACCGCCAGGAACCGTGCTGGAAAGTCGGGAGCCGCGTCGTGACCCGGACTCCGCAGGACACGTTCCTGTCCGACCAGGCCCTCGCCACCGCCCGGGACGCGGCCGCCGACCCGAGCCTCGTACCGGTCGCCATCACCGCCGCGAACGGCGAGCAGTGCACGTGGTGCGACTGCCCGCTCGACCTGCACAGGCAGCCTGGCTACGTCTGCGACGGCTGCCCGACCCAGGCCAAGCACGTCGTCAGCACCTTCGACGGCCCCGGCGTCCGATACGACTTCCCGGCCTGCGAGCGGCACACCACCGACATCGTCGCGTCCGTCGCCCAAGTAGTGGGAGGAACTCGATGACCGACTACACCCCGGGCGACTGCCCGCCGGACGAGCCCATCGGCTTCATCCCCGAGGAGCTGTACCTGAAGAGGGCTTCGGAACGAGGCCGCCACGAGATCGTCCTCGGCTCGATCCGCGGCCACCTCGAAGAACAGCCCACCCCGGTCGCGGTGCTCTCCGCCGTACGCCGGTGGATCAACGAGGTCATCGCCGTAGGCGACGAGGTCGCCAAGACCAAGCGGAGCAACTCCGGCTGACCGGGGAAGCGCAGCGGCCCCGGGCCCACCCCCAGGCCCGGGGCTGCTTGCGCACTCACGAACACCACTGGCCCCGCTCGTAGAAGAGAGCACGTTCGTGAACAGCACCACCACCGTCCTCCCGCTCTTCGGGGAGGACATTGAGCACGACGAGACGGAGATCCAGCCCGCCTCGCCTGCTCTCGGCATGGCCGCCGCCGCGGCCCGCCTCGTCGCCTACCGCGACACCCAGTTCGAGGACGGCGAGCCGCGCGCGCTGCTCGTCGTCGACTGCTCGTTCTGTGACAGCCAGCACGTCCACGCCGCCGGCCTCGCCTCGGCCCCGCGCGTCTGCCCCCGACGCTCGCGGTGCGTCGGCCGCCCGACCGGCACGTACTACTTCCCGGAGGTGGCCGCGTGACCGACGGGATCGCGTACAACAAGCTCGCCGACCGCGTCCGCGACCTCGGTCTTCAACACCGGTTCAGCGGCGGCGCCCTGCGCGTCCAAGGTGTCTGCCACGACGGGGACTCCCCGGACACCGTTGCCGTTCGGCGCGGCAACAACGGCGGGGTCGTCATCCACTGCCACAAGTGCGACGGCAACACGGACTTCCTCGCCGCGATCGGATGGACCGAGGCCGACCTCTTCGATGAGCCGCTGGAGCAGACCCGCGACCGGCCCGCAGACGACCTATGGATCCCCTGCCAGGACCGCGGGCACAAGCGCGTCGCGCAGTACGTCTACCGCGACGCCAACGGGGCGGTGGTCCACGGTGTAACCCGCTGCGACCAGAAGGATTTCGCCCAGTGGAGGCCCGACGGCAGTAACCGCTCCGGCCGGCGCTGGTCCCTCAACGACAAGCAGGGCAACCGGCTCGTACCGCTCGTTCCGTACCGGCTGCCCGAGCTGCTCGCCGCGAAGGAAGCCGACCGGGTCATCTGGATCGCGGAGGGTGAGAAGGACGTCCACGCGCTCGTCGACCACGGTCTCGCCGCGACCTGCAACGCAGCCGGATCGGGCAAGTGGACGGCCGAACACGCCGCGTACCTCGAAGGCGCGGACGTCACCATCGTCGCCGACCGGGACCCGAAGGGCCGCGAGCACGCGCAGCTGGTCGTCGAGTCGCTCCGAAGCCTGGCGCGCACGGTGTACGTGGTCCAGGCCCTCACGGGCAAGGACGCCTACGACCACTTCGCCGCCGGTCACAAGGACTCGGAGTTCCAGCAGGCGTGGGCCCCCGTCCCTCACCCTGCCGATCGGGGGCAGGCGTGAACGAGGAGCCGAATTGGGCCGAGGACGTCAAGGAACCGGACTGGTCGTCCGGTGTCCACGCCGAGGACAGTCAGGGCTGGGAGGACGCTGTCCCGCTCGCGCCGCCGGCCCCGCTGCCCCTCGACTCCGCCCGCCTGCGCGGCATCGGGGTCATGGCACAGGCAGTAGCGACCAGCCTTCAGGTGCCAGTCGATCTGCCCGCCTGGCTCGGCATGGCCGTTGCGTCCACGGCGATCGGCGGCCGCCGGGCCGTGAGCCCGAAGCCGGACTGGACCGAGCCGGTCACCCTGTACACGATGCCGGTCGCCGCGCCCGGAGAGATGAAGTCGCCCGCCCTGAGCCTGATGGGCAAGCCGATCTACGCGGAGGAGGAACGACGCAGGGAGGCCGACAAGGTCGCAGTCGTCCGGGACCGGCGCAACCGGAAGATGGTCGAGGCGTCCGTCGCCGAGGCCGAGACCCGGGTCATCAAGGCGAAAGACTCCGTCGCGCGCACAAAGGCGAAGCAGAACCTGGAGGTGGCCTACTCCGAGCTAGAGGATCTCGGCGACCCGCTCGTCCACACGCAGTTGGTCGCGGACGACACCACGCCCGAGGCGGCTATCGACCTGATCGCCGAGCAGGGCGAACGGCTCGCCGTACTGTCCACCGAAGGGTCGTTCCTCGGGAACGTAGGCGGCCGGTACAGCAAGTCCGCCAACCCCGAGATCGTGCTCAAGGCCTGGAGCCACGAGACGCACTCCGTGAACCGGAAGAGCGGGCCGCCCGTCCTGCTCAAGCGGCCGAACCTCAGCCTCGGACTGGCTGTACAGCCCGGGTTCCTCACCGGCATGGGAGAGACCGGCGACGTCTTCGAGGCCCGCGGCCTCATGGCCCGCTTCATCTTCGCCATGCCGACCAGCCGAGTTGGCGAGCGGACCTACGACAGCGACCCGATCCCGGCCGAGGTGAGCGCCGCGTACAGCGCGGCTGTCGTCCGGATGATGCAGGTAATCCACGACGATCCGGAGTACCGGGTGATGAGCCTGGAGCAGAAGGCGCAGGATCTGTTCCGCTCGTTCTGGGAAGCGCTGGAGCCGCGCCACAAGGCACACGGCGACCTTGCGGCCGTCGAGGGGTGGGCGAAGAAGCTGCCCGGCCAAGTCCTGCGGATCGCCGCGGTGCTCGCGCTGTACGAGGAGCCGACCACGCTGGTCGTGAGCGGCGAGGTGATGGACGACGCGATCTCCCTCGTGCCGTACCTGATCCAGCACGCGCGCCTGGTCGCTGACCTGATGTCAGAGGAGCGGCAGTCCAAGCTTGGCCCGGCCCGCGCAGTCCTGGACTGGCTGCGCCGTGTCGAGCAGCGCGGCCGGTTCGCGGCGAAGGACGTGGAGAAGGCCGTGCGGGGCCAGAAGTGGTGCACGGCCATGGAGGACGTGGACGCCGCTCTCGGCGTCCTGGAGCACGCCGGATGGGTCCGGAGGATCGACCCTCCGCCGCGCGAGGACGGGGCTCGCGGCCGGCCGCCGAAAGCTCGTTTCGTCGCGCACCCGGAGACGTTCAAGGCGAAGGCCGGGTGAGTTCTTTCCATTAATTCCATGCCTCAGAGGAGGCCGAGGCATGGCCTTGATTACTTACAGGTCTCCCCGTAAGCCAATTTAAAGAGTAATTATTACTCTCTGTAATCAATGGGGGTGGTGAACATGCGCGGACCGTGAGCGACGGGCCACCTCACAACCCGATCCCCATCCCCGCATGGCATGGAAAAAAGGGAAACAACTCCCGCTCGCCGAGGAGAGACGATGCCTGACTTCATCCCCGCCAGTCCCGGCTGGTACGTCCGCGAGACCGACGATGACGGCGACGAAGGGCTCGACCCCGTCATCGCCTGGAAGGCCACGACCGACAAGGACGGCGACGACATCCTCCTGCCGTTCGTCGACAACTCCCCCGGCTTCCCGCCGTTCTGCCTCAGCGAGGAGTCGTTCACGACGCTCGAACGCCACGTCGTCTACCGGCCCAACCACGACCCCGGCAAGGACGCCTGACCGTCCACTCTCTTCCGGCCGTCGACCGGCGGCCGGCCGATCCGAAGGAGAACCACCGTGACCCAGCACCTGACCCTCGTCCACACCGCCGAGAACACCGAACCCCCGCAGCTCGACGGACCCACCGAACCCTGCGTCGTCACCGGCCCCAACGACCCGCACAGCATCAACATCCAGATCGGCGACACCGACGACGACGGAGACCCCGACGACACCGTCTACATCACCTTCGAGTTCAGCGACGGCCGCACCTTCGAGATCACCCTCGACAACCACCGCGCCGACTACATCGGCGGCCTGCTGAAGAAGGCCCACACCATGGTCGAGGAGCGCACGGACACCGAGATGGCCGCGTTCTGCGCCACCCTCTGCCCGGTCCACGACGGCTGTGTAACCGACGGCAGCGCCTGCACCTGCACGGATCGCTGCACCCAGTGCCAGCAGCGCTTCACCGAGGCCGACGCCGCGGCCGACAGCATCACCGACACCTGCTCGAACTGCCTGCGCTCCGCCTGACCCGCGCACGAGAACGGCCGGCCCGCGGGAACCGGGCCGGCCACCCACCCAGCATCCCACCGAGGAGACCAACGTGCTCGACCCGAAGACACTCACCGCGTTCGACGAGACCACCGCACTCGGCATCGCCACCCTCTGGAACGACGCCATGCCCACCATCCGCCAATACCTCGACCGCCAGATCCACGACATCGAAACCGCCGGCCGCCTCATCACCGAATGCGACGACGCCACCTGCGACACCCACGACAAGCACCGCCAGGACGACGAGGACTGCCCCTGCTGGGTCTGCGAGAACAGCGGCCTCCCCACCATGGCCACCGACCTCCGCCACTGGCTCGACAGCCTCCACACCGACGGCACCGCCTACGGGGTCGAACCCACCCCGGAAAGCCTGCTCGACCTCGTCACTACCTGGTTCTACGTCAACGGTCAGGTGTCGCACACGAACGTGCCGGCCTACCAACTGGGCCCGCTCTACCGCCTCGCCGCCGAACTGGCCGACCAGACCAACGCCAAGTTCACCGCGATGGCAGCCGACATGCCCTGACCCGCCCCGGCCCGGTCGTCCACGCGGCGGCCGGGCCCGCCACCCGCCAGTTGCGTCCGTCAGCCTGACGGACGCAGATATCGCCTCGAGAAGGAGCCCGCCATGGCAGGCGAGACCGTCATCACCGTCGTCGGCAATCTGGTCGATGATCCCGAACTCCGCTTCACCCCGGCCGGCGCCGCCGTCGCCAAGTTCCGTATCGCCTCCACCCCGCGAGTCTTCGACAAGCAGACCAGCGAGTGGAAGGACGGCGACAGCCTGTTCCTCACCTGCTCGGTGTGGCGACAGGCCGCCGAGAACGTTGCTGAGTCCCTCGCCAAGGGCGTCCGCGTCATCGTGCAGGGCCGGTTGAAGCAGCGGTCTTACGAGGACGGCCAGGGCGTGAAGCGGACCGTGTACGAGATCGACGTCGACGAGGTCGGCCCGACCCTCGCGCGGGCCACCGCCAAGGTCACCAAGAACCCGAGCAGCGGCGGGCAGGCAGGTGTTCCAAATGGAACACCTGGTGGACAGAGCGTCACTGGCCAGCAGCAGGGTGGCGGTTGGGGCGCCCCGGCCGGCCAGCAGCAGACCGGGCACAGCGCCGGGTACAGCGACGAGCCCCCGTTCTGATCAGCGACTAACCGGAGAAGGGAGCCGACGTGACCCTCAACGATCAAGCCGTGCACGCCTGCGGTCTGTGCGAGGGCGAGGCTGGCGGCCGATACCTGTGTGAGCGGGACACGGTTGCCCTCGTCCGGCGCCTCGGCCTGCTGCCCGACCTCGACGCCGAGCTGGCCATGCACTTGGTGCCCGCGCGCTCCGGATTCGGCGAGCTGGTCGCCACGCGGTCGGCCGCCGGTCCGAGGTCGCCGATCAACGAGGCGGTGTTCGACGAGATCCACGGCAACCAGACGGGCGAGGTTGTCCACTCCTGGCGGGTGGACATCCAGCGGGAGCGCTGGCCGCAGCACGCGGCCCCGCCCCGGGCCGGACTGGCCGCGGACTGCCGGTGGCTGGCGATGGAGCTGGAGTGGATCGTCGTCCACTACCCGGCGGCCGGCGATCTGGCGCGCGAGGTCCGCGAGTCGGAGGCCCAGCTCCGATCGCTCGTCGGGGATCCGCTGCCGCGTCGTCAGCGGCTCGGGTTGTGCGTGGCCGCGGCGGACGGGGCGGTGTGCGGTGCGGTGCTGTCCCGGCTGCCGGGCGAGGCGGTGCGGTGCCGGTGGTGCGGGGCGTCGTACCGGACGGAGCAGGAGTTGCTGCTGCTCGCGCACTTCCAGCCGCAGGAGTCGGCATGATGTCGCCACGGGTGTTGACATCCGTCGCCACCCCTGGCTACAGTTGTGGAACGGCCACCGCTTCCGGTACTAGGAGGGACGTGACTACGTGGAGAGAGCGCCATGACGCAGCCGTCCAGAAGCAGAACGCCGCACAGAAGGCGTACCAGGAAGCCACCGACGAACGAGCCCAGGCCCTCATCGACGGGGAAACCGAACTCGGCAGCCAAGCAGCAGTAGCCAGAGAACTCGGCGTCACCCGGGCCGGCATCAACCGGGCCATCAACGCCCTGAAGAACAAACAGGCGTAGCTACACCCCACAACTGAAGACGGCCCAAGGCCGGGATTGCCGTCCCAGCCAAGGGCCTGACCGAGAACGCCATCCTGACTAGACCAGGAGGAGATCCGGCTATGGCCGATCTTTCCATGCCCGCCTGCTCGGACGACACCACCCCGTTGCCCGAGCGCAGCGCCCTCGACACCGCCATCGCCCTGGCCCAGCGGAGCCTCGCCAACTACGGCCGCCCCGACTTCCGCGACCCGAACGCCATCAGCCACGCCCACGGCCACATCACCGAGTCGCTCCGCATCCTGCTCCACACCCTCGGCGTCGAGACGGGTGAGGACCAGTGAGCACCGAGCCCCGCACTGTCACCCTCGCCACCATCGACCGCGGCCCGGTGACGATCCCCGAGCCCTCGTGGTGCCAGGGGCACAGCCACCACGACCCCGAGACCGAGTACGTCGACGTCATCCACGGCAGCCCGGAGATCAGCCTCACCTTCCACTCCGCCGTGCTGCTCGCCGCGGGCCTGGTCCAGTCGCCGCACGCCAGCGTCGACGCCACCCCCGGGCTCGGCGGCCCGACCCCCGGAGTCTCGGTCCACCCGCTCGGCGAGACCCTCGGCCCGGTCGACCTGTACGAGCTCGCCGCCGCACTCGACTCCTACGCCGACCGCCTGCGCGACCTCGCCGACCAGCTCGACACGATCCTCACCGGGGGTGGCCGGTGAGCCGCATCCGTCGCGCCGTCGCCTGGCTGGCCCGCCCGTTCAAGCGGACCGCCCCGCACACCGGCCGCCGCCCCTCAGCGCCGCTGTGGGTCCGCGGACTCACCGCCGGCGGACGCCCCATCGTCCTCGGCGTCGCCCTCCTCATGTGCGCGCCCGGCGAGTACCACCTCGCCGAGACCGCCGGATGGGACGACCCCTTCACCTACGGCATGCCGGTCGTCCTGTCCGCCTACGCGGGCATCGCGGCCGCCGTCGCCTCCACCCGACGCCGCGGTGACCGGGGCCGCTGGTCCGCCATCATCGGCGCCTGCCTCGCCCTCGGCCTCGCCATGGCCGCCCAGGTCGTGTCGCACCTGATCACCACCGGGCACGTCATCGCCGACCAGCCCGTCCTGATCGCCGTCACGAGCCTGGTCCCGCCCGCCGTCGTCGGCCACCTGCTGCACCTCGCGGCCAGCCCGCCGGACGGCCACCAGGACGCCCGGGACGCCGAGGACGCGACCGCGTCCGACCCCGCCCCGAGCGTCCCCGTGACACCAATTGGTGTCACGGCCGAGCCCGTCGAGCCGCCCACCGTCACCCTCGAACGCGACCCTCAGCAGGACGCCACCGGGACGCCCGAACTCCCGCCCGGGACGGGGCAGGACGCCGAGGACGCCGAGGACGGACCGCCGCCCGAGCCACCCCTCATGACGTCCGCTCAGGTCGCCGCGCAGTACGGCATCGACCCGTCCACCGTCCGCTCCTGGGTGGCGGCCGGACGCCTCACCGTCCACAGCAAGGACGCCCGAGGACGCAACCTCTTCCACCCGGACGCCCTCCCCGAACGACAGGCGGTCACAGCATGATGCGCCTGCTCTTCGGAGCCCTCCTCGGCCTGCTCGCCGCCTTCCCGTCGCTCCTCGGCCTGGCCGCCACGGCGGTCCTGCACCCGGTCGTCCTCGCCGTCCTGGTCGGCGTCCTCGCCTGGCCGCGTCTCGCCCGCACCCTGCGGAGGTGGACCACGTGAGCGACGCTCTCGCCAAGGCAGAGGCCGCGGCATCCGAAGCCGCGGTGAATACGGCCGCCGTACAGGTCGCCCTCGCCGCCATCGAGCTGGCCAAGCTCGCCCAGCAGCAGCCCGCCGCCCAGCAGCCCGCATGCCACCAGGCGCACCGTCAGGGCCGCAGCACGGGCGAGTGGCTGGGCATCGGTGGCGCCGTGTGCGTCGGTGGTGTCGGCATTGCGTTCGCCTCGATCGCCATCGCCATCTGCGGCATCTCCGTCGCCATCCTCGCGCTCGTTCTCCGCTCCATCTGGAGCGACATCCAGAAGCACCGCTGACCAGGAGGAACCCATGTACCGAGAAGCGCACCTGGAGCTCGCGAACGAAGCGGTCACCAAGGCCGAGCGGCTCGCCGGGTGGGCGGAGAACGCGGCCCGCGGCGACGGCCCGCACAAGGCCGTCCCCTACGCCGCCGCCGGCACCCTCTGGGACTCGATCGCCCGCACCCACCTGCTCATCGCCCAGGCCATGCCCGACGACGACACCACCCCGGAGGCCTGACATGACCGAGCGCACCGCCGCCTGGCCGGAGGGTGTCATCGCCCGCTACCTCACCGTCGCCGGTGCCCACGTCGACATCTGGTACGACACCGGCACCCTCCGCACCCGGTGCAGCGGCGAACGCTGCGCCTGGACCGTGCGCAAGTCGACCCGCGTCTTCTACACCGACTCCGTCGCGGAGCGGGACGAGAAGATCACCGCCGCCGTCCCCGCGCTCCAGCCCGACGTCCAAGCCCACGCCGAGCGCTGCCGCGCCATGCCCCGCCCCACCACCTGACGGCTCAGGAGACCCCGATATGGCGTTCACCAGCAAAGACCCGCATACCGCAGCCGAGATCCTCAAGGTCGTCGCGCTCGGCGTCCGCATCGAGCGCCGCCAGGCCCGCGGCAAACCCGTCAAAGCCCTGGAGAACCGCGTCGAGCGCATCCGCGAGGACGCGCAGAAGCGCGAGGACGCCCGCGGACGCAAGTAGCTACACCCCGGGGACGGCGTCCTACCGCCAAGCACGGCGCCGTCCCCGGGCCCGGACCGCCCAACAGAACGACCGGAGAGCCAGCATGACCGACACACTGATCAAGCCGCCACAGGACGCCGACCAGGACGCCGAGGACGCACGGCAGGACGCGCCGGACGCGGTCGAAGACATCGAGGCCGTCGACCGTCCCGACAACCCTCTCGCCGACTGGCTCACCGTCCCCGACGCGCCGATCCTGCCCGCCTGGGCTCGCAACTGGGAGTCCGTCCGTGCCAACAGCGGCGCGTTCGTGAAGGTCACCTGGTGGCACACCCGCTACCACTCCCTCCGCAGCCCCAAGTACGGCGCCAAGGTCGTCGGCTACTCCGCGCGCGGCGCCTTCCGAGGCGGACGACGCCTGTGGCCCGTCCTCGCCGCCCAGGACCACACCCGGGCGGTCAAGGCACTCGCCGCCCAATCCAAGGCCAAGCCCGAGGACGACACCGTCGCCCAGCGCTACCAGGTCGCCCACCGGGACCGCACCCTCGCCCGCCGCTGGCGCTGGGGCGCCGCGCTCGGCCTCGCGTCCGCCGCGGCCGTCGCCCTCAACTACGCCTCCCTCGGCCTCCAGCTCGCCGCCAGCTGCATGATGTGCGGCGGCCTGGCCGCCATCGGCTGGTCCGACGAGGCACAGATCCTCGACCACGGCACCCCGCCCCTGCGCATCGCCATGGACTCCCAGCAGCTCAACGACGCCCTCCGCGCCACCGGCCTGCTCAAGCAGGGCAAGGGCGACGACGACGGACCCAAGGTCAACTGCGTGATGGGGCCGCTCCGCGACGGCAAGGGCTGGGCAGTCGTATTCGACCTGCCCCGCGGCGGTGGCAAGACCGCCTCCGACGTCCTCGCCAAGCGGACCGCCATCGCCGCCGAGCTCAGCGTCGACGAGATCCAGGTCATCATGAGCCGCGTCCGCGCAGCTCACGGCGGCAACGCAGGCCGCGTCTCGATGTGGGTCGCCGACGACGACCCCTACCTCGCCCCGCCCACCCCGTCGCCCCTGGAGGGCATGGACGCCTTCTCCATCTGGGACCCGATCCCCTTCGGCCAGGACGCCCGCGGCAACCGTGTCACCCTGCCCATCGTCTGGCAGTCGATGTTCTTCGGAGGCCTGCCCCGGCGCGGCAAGACCTTCTCCCAGCGCCTCCTGACCGCCGCCGGCCTCCTCGACCCCTACGTCCGTCACTACGTCTGCGACTTCAAGGGCGGCCAGGACTGGATCCAGACGCGGCAAGTCGCCCACCGCCTGGTCCTCGGCGCCGAAGAGGACGCCATCCTCGCCTTCCGGGCCCTGCTGAAAGAGCTGCTCGCCGAGATGGAGCGCCGCTTCTCCATCCTGCGCGGCCTGCCCACCTCGATCTGCCCCGAGGGCAAGCTCACCCCCGAGATCGTCAAGCGCTACAACATGCCGTTCGTCCTGTTCACCGTCGACGAGCTGCAGGAAGCGTTCCTCGCCGTCGACGACCAGGAGCGCGAGGAGATCATCAACGACATGGCGCGCATCGCCCGCCGCGGCCCCGCCGCCGGGTTCATCTCCAACTACGCCTCCCAGCGCCCCGACGCCAAGTCCGTGCCCACCAAGCTCCGCGAGATCATCACCATCCGCTACTCGACGCAGGTCACCGACCAGACGTCCTCCGACATGATCCTCGGCAAGAGCAAGGCCTCCCAGGGCGCGGACGCGTCCGTCCTCTCCGAGGAGCACAAGGGCGTCGGCGTCCTCGTCACCGGTCCGGCATCCTTCGTCACCGTGAAGGCCGACATGCTGGAGACCGCCGCCTTCAACACCATGTGCGCCAAGGGCCGCGCCCTGCGCGAAGGCTGCGGCCAGCTCACCGGCGACGCCGCCAACGACCCCAGCGTCATCGCCGAAGCCTCCGGCATCACCATCAGCCCCGTCCTGTCCGACTGCCTCGCCGTCATGCGGCACAGCCCCAAGCTCCACACCGTCGACCTCCTCGCCCGGCTGGAGAACCTCGACGAGGACTACGGCGACTGGGACGCCGAACGCCTCGCCAAGGAGCTGGAGGACGCCGGCGTGAAGCGCATGACCAAGCAGGTCAACATCGGCGGCAAGAACCTCGCCGGATACCGCCGCGAGGACCTCGAAGCCGCGATGCCAGCCGAGCTCCTCAACGCCCGGTAGAGGGGTAGGGCTCTACAACCCCCGCTACGAGACCCCCTCTTGACCACCCCTACCCGGCGAGTGGATCTAGAGGGGGGTCTCTACCGCCATAGACCCCCCTGTAGTGGGCCCTCACCTGCGAAGTAGTGGGCGTAGAGGGGTTCTTAGGAATGACCCTGAAAACCCCCGCAGGCCGCATCATGGGAGCATGGAGTCGCAGATCATCCGGCCCGGCCACCTCACCGCCCACCAGGTCGCCCGGCAACTCGGCATCACCCTCGGAGGCGTCCGCCTCCTCGTCCACCGCGGACAGCTCACCCGCTCCGGCGGCACCGTCGGACAGCCCTGGTACCCCATCCAAGACGTCGCCGCCCTCGCAGCCAAACGACAGACCCGCAAGGCCGCTTGACCGCAGGTCAGCGACATGTAACGCTTTCGACGTACAGCTGTGCCCGCACACGGGCACCACACGCGCACACGAAACCCCGGAACGGCCCTGAGCCCCCGGGGTTTCGTCGTGTCACAGGACGGACACACCACCCCCACCTGCACAGACCTGCGGAACACTGAGCCCCTCACCACCAGTTCCAAGGGGGGAACCATGGGGTTCATCAACAACGCCAAGGCGAGCAAGGCCAGCGACGAAGCTCGTAAGGCGTACACCGAGGGACGCGCCGTCCTCACCTACAAGATCATTGAGGCCAATGTCAGCAGCAAGACCACAGCGCCGATGACCGGCGTCGGCGAACAGATCGAGGCCATTGAAGCCGAGGGCTGGGCCCTGGCCAACATGGCAGCCAGCGAGAGCAAGACCCTCGGCGGTGAGCGCACCGCCCTGATCTGCCTGTTCCGCAGGCGCTGACACGCCAGCCACCAGGCAGGGAGACAGCATGGCCACACGCCGCCAACGCCCCTGCCTGGTGTGCGGCACCCTCACCCGCAACGCCAGCAGGTGCGACACCCACCAGCAGCAGTACCAGCAGCGACAGGACCGGGCCCGAGGCAGCGCACACCAGCGCGGCTACACCCAGGCCTGGCGTACCGCAGCAGCCGCAGCAGTGACCGAGCACAAGGCGGCACACGGCGACTGGTGCCCCGGATGGGGAGTACCTGCCCACGCATCCAGCGACCTGACCGGCGACCACATCACACCCAAGGCAGCCGGCGGCACCGACGACCCGACCAACATCCAGATCCTGTGCCGTGGCTGCAACGCCCGCAAGCACGCCCGGTAGCGGTCACCCTCGGCCGAGCCTTGGCCGGAGGTCGGCGCGGGTGGGGGGGCGGGGAGATCCGTGGGGCGTGCACCTATCCGGACCCGGCCCCCCATCCCCCACACGCAACCGCGAAATTTGACCCCGGGGGGTCTGTGACCTGCCAGGGGGGTGGCGATCTTGCCCGCAGGACGGCCGCCAACTCCCACGGAACGTAAGCGGAAACTCGGCAACCCCGGCAAGCGGGCCCTGCCCGACGCCTCCAACGTGGTGGCGCTGCCCCCAGTCGTGGACGACGTCCCCTCTCAGCTTCAGCCGGCCGGACGCGCGGTGTGGGAGCTGGTCCTCGACCAGTGCAAGTGGCTGGCCGAGTCGGACCGGCCCACGCTCGTGATGCTGTGCGAGAAGTTCGACCGCCGGCAGGACTTCATGGTCCGGCTGGAGGCCTCCGATCCGGTCCTGTACACCGACAAGGGGTACGCCTACGCCAACCCGCTCGTCGGGATGCTGTCGACGCTGGAGACCGAGATCGCGAAGCTGCTGTCCGCGCTCGGCCTCACTCCCACGGACCGCACGCGCCTGGGGGTGGCCGAGGTGAAGGCCAAGTCCCGGCTGGAGGAGCTGCTCGCGCGCAAGCAGGAGCGCTCCGGTGGCGCGTAGGGCGGCGCCGCCTCGTTTCCCCCGCACGCTGCCGCGCGGCCCCGAGCTGTGGACGCCGGAGACGTCCCGGTGGACCGAGGACAACACGGACGGCATCTTCGCGTGCGAGCTGATCGAGTCGTACCTGCGGCTCACCAAGGGTGTGCAGCGCGGTGAGCTCGTGCGGCTGCGGACGTGGCAGGCGGACGTCATCTGCGACATCCTGCGCCTGCTTCCGGGCACCCGGCAGCGCCAGTACTGGACGTACCTGCTGCTCGTGCCCCGGAAGAACAGCAAGAGCCTGCTGGGCGCCGGCCTGGCCATCGACGGGATCCTCGACGAGCCGGGCGCCGAGGTGTACAGCTGCGCCGCGGACAAGGACCAGGCGAAACTGATCTTCGGCGAGGTGAAGGCGGCCGTCGAGATGTCGCCGGAGCTGGACGCCAAGCAGGGCGGACTCCTCAAGGTCTACCGGGACGCCATCGAGTACCCGGCCACCGGCGCCGTCTACCGGGCCCTGTCCTCCGAGGCCTTCACCAAGGAGGGCCTCAACCCGAGCCGCGTGCTCTTCGACGAGCTGCACGCGCAGCCCAACGACGAGCTGTGGAACGTGATGAACCAGGGCTCGGACACCCGCGCCCAGCCGCTCATCATCGGCATCTCGACGTTCGGCAAGAAGACCGATGCGAGCGGCGAGGACACGGTCTGCTTCCAGCAGTACCAGTACGCCAAGAAGGTCATGAAGGGCGAGGTCGACGACCCCCGGTACGGCGCTCGCATCTACGAGACCAACGACCGGGTCCGCGGTTTCAACTACCTGGACCGGTCGGTGTGGGAGCAGGCGAACCCGGCCTACGGCGACTTCCTCGACCCGGAGAAGATGGCCGCCGTCAGCAGGAAATTGCCGGAGGCCGACTACAAGACCAAGCGCCTGAACATCTGGGTCACCGCGGCGAAGCTGTGGCTGCCCGAGGGCGTGTGGGAGAGGTGCGAGGACGCCGAGGCCGAGGTTCCCGATGGCGTCGAGGTCGTCTTGGGCTTCGACGGGTCGTTCAACAACGACTCCACGGCGCTGGTGGTCGTTCGCCCCGGTGAGCCGCTCGAATTCGATCCAGCCGACCCGGCGCACGCCGACCTCGACGAGGACGAACGCGACCGTCTCGCCGCCGAGATGAACGCCGGGCTCCGGCGCCCTCACATCGCCGTCGTCCAGGCCTGGGAACGCCCGGCCAAGGCCCCGCCGGACTGGTCGGTGCCGATCCTGGAGGTCGAGGACGCCATCCGGCAGGCCTGCCGAAAGTGGAGCGTGCGGGAGATCGTCTGCGACCCGGCGCGGTGGGCGCGCACCTACCAGGTGCTGGAGGAGGAGGGTCTGCCCGTCGTCGAGTTCCCCCAGTCGCCGCAGCGCATGGTGCCCGCCACGCAGAGGCTTTTCGAGGGCGTCATGAATCAGACGATCACGCATTCTGACGACCCGCGCCTTGCCCGGCACTTCGGCAACGCGGTCGTCCGGAACACGAGCAGGGGCTTGATGATCTTCAAGGAGACCAAGGGCAGCCCCCGGAAGATCGACCTCGCCGTCGCCTCGATCATCGCCCTCGACCGCGCCTGCACCGCCCCCGAGCCCGAGCCGACGCCGCAGTTCTTCAGCTGGGCCGACCTGTAGGAGGTGCTGTGAAGCTCCCACGTCTGCCCCGACCGCAGCGACCGCGCCGCACGCTCACCGACGCGCTGGACGTGGCCGGACTCGGCTGCCTGGTGGGCGACGCATGGTGGTGGCAGCCGCAGGCCGGCCTCGCCGCCCTCGGCGCGGTCCTGGTGTACATCGGATGGGCGGTGGGCGAATGAGCCTGTCCCGCCGTGCGGCCGAGCGCCGCACCCTGCAGCAGTTCGGCGACAGCTCCATCCCCACCAACGGCAGCCTCACGACGCCGACAGCGTCCGGGATCGCCGTCAACGACCAGACAGCCATGCAGCTGATCGCCCTGCAGGCGTGCGTGCGCATCCTGGCCTCGGCGATCGCCCGGCTGCCGCTGAACGCGATGATCACGCGCGACGGCGTCCAAGTACCGACCCCGACGGCACCGACGATCGTCGCCGACCCCTTCGGCGGAGCCGGCAACACCCGCTTCCCCACCCGCCGCGCCGGACTCAAGCAGCTGGCCATCTCCCTGCTGCTGCGCGGCAACGGGTACGGCATCGTCACCGCCCGGGACTACCTGTTCCGCCCGTCACGGATCGCCGTCCTCCACCCTGACCAGGTCAAGGTCACGATGAACGACGACGGCGGCCGCGACTACGAGGTCAACCGGATCACGGTCGAGAACCCCAACGACATGCTGCACCTGACCGGAATGTGCATGGCTGGGTCACCCACCGGTATTTCGCCGGTCAGCTACGCCCGGCAGGCCATCGGCCTGGGGCTGGCCGCCGAGCAGTACGGCGCCCAGTACTTCGGGAAGGGCGCCCACATGACGGGCGTGATCACGGTGCCCGGCGACCTCGACAAGACGCGTGCCCGGCAGATGAAGGAAGGCTTCGAAGCCTCGCACTCGGGGCTGGCCAACGCGCACGCCATCGGCGTCCTGTCCGGCGGCGCGGCCTGGACGAACATCAGCGTCACCCCCGAGGACGCCCAGTTCCTGGGCACCCGAGCCGCCCAGAACCTCGACATGGCGATGCTGTACGGGATCCCT